GAGCCAACACCGGGAACGTCAAGATAAGCATTAGGAATGACGGGGAATCCCATCATCGAAACCAATTGACCGCCTTCAGCGCCGCCAGTTTCTTGAAACAATGGCAGGCCAGCTGTATTTTTTAATTTACGAATTGTAGAAATCAGGGATGGGTGAATGTGCCAAGCCGTGCCGGGCAAAGACCAATATTGTCCGGGCAATGCGTTAACCATGTCAACGACCATATTAAAGTCTGGCACAGTTGCGCTATGGCTGATTGCAGCCAATGTATGCACGCCATTGGTGATAGCTGTCCCGCTTGTGCCAAATGCTGCTGTAGAGCCTGTGGCATAGCTTGAAATTCCGCGCAAACCATCAGTGCCGCCAGTGGTGGTGGTCGTGGTTCCTGATTGGTCATTGTTGCGCGCCATTGATGCGGCTTCGATAGCCGAAAATTCCAGCATCAAGTCTTCAACAATAGTTTCATTCAAGTAATTAATGTCTGACATTGCAGCCGAGCGAATTGGCAATTGAGCAGTAATTACGCGAGTCGGCAATTGCCAAATGCTAGTGTCTGTGCCGGGTGTGCCTGTGTTGGGGGTAAACGAATAACCCCAAGGATTGGCTTGTGTTGCGGCGTTACCAGTCTTGGCAACAAATTGTGCGCTGGAGCCTGATTCTTTTACGATTCTTGCAGCTTGACGAAATGGGTTTGCATAACGTAATGCCGCAAATGCGTCATCAAAATATGTCTTACCGCCCTGACCATCGCCGCCACCTGTCAGCGCCGATGCTTCACGCAAATCAATTGTGATTTTTTCTCCGGTTTCCAGAGTTTGTTTGATGCCGCTGAGTAGTTTTTCGGTAATGGTCTTCATTTATTTTCCAAGTAAGTTGGCATAAATGGGAGGGCCGTAGCCCCCCCATCAAAGCTGCTTAGTTTGCAGCAGTAGCAGTCGAGCGATAGCGGATCAGCGCATTAGGATCGCGCACCGATGTAGCCAAACGCTTTTCACCAAAGAAGGTGATGTAACCGGGCAAAGTCTGGTCATAACGGCGCATAACCATGTTCAAACGGTCAATGATGGTGTGACCACGCGACCAATCACCAAAGTACATTGGGTACTTGCTCACAGTGCCAGCAGCGGCTGTAGTCAACTGGCTTGGGCTATCCAAGTACTTGTTAACAACAACATCAAAGCCAAGCAGTTGACCAACAATACCGTTAACCGAGAGAGATTCAACAGAGTTGAAAATCGGACGACCATTGGTGTCTTGCAGACCACGGATTGCTTGCAGAAGGATTGGGCTAACCATAAACTTCGCGCTGTCAGTCCAGTACTGTTGTGGCAAGGCGTAAATCATGTTGATAACGTCTTTGTATGCAATGGCGTTTGCGCCCACGGTGTTGACGTTTGAGGTCAACTGATCGTAAGTTGCAAGGCTGTGCAAACCAGTAGTAGAACCAGTACCCGATGAACCGAAAGCAGCCACAGAAGTAGTGCCGCCAGCATAAGTACCGTTTGCGCCGGGATATTGATTCAGACCACGCAGACCATCAGCACCGCCAGTAGTTACAGAAGAACCTGTACCAGATTGGTCGTTGTTGGAGATCATTGATTGGGCTTCGCTTTGGGCAAATTCCATCAACATATCATCAACCACATTGGCTTCCAGACCATCGATGTCATCCAGCGCGGCTGTACGAATCGGGAACTGGACATTAATGTCTTTCAGAACCAATTGCCAGATGCTGGTGTTCTCGGTAGTTGGTGTACCGTTGTTCTGGATTGCATAACCCCATTGAGCGCCAGCATTGCCAGTTTTAACGCGGAATTGATAGCTGGAGCCATCAGTTGCCACGGTGCGTGAAAGACCGCGCATTTGGTTAGCCAAACGCAGAGCAACAAACACTGGATCGTAAGTTGTACGTCCACCTTGACCGTCACCACCAGCAGCAAGACCAGCAGCTTCTTTCAAATACATATCGTATTGAGCTTGGTCTTCGAACATTTTCAGTTCTTTTTCGCCTTGGCGCGAACCTTTGTAATAACTAGCCAATTGCTCTTTAACAGCACGATTCACATCGCCGCGAACGGTCTTTGCAATCTTGATGATGGAAGGAGCTTGAAGCATGGAAATTTTGGCTTCCAGAGCAGAAAGCTTTTCGCTTACTTCTACTTTGGCGGCTTCGATTTTCACATCAGCAGCAGCAGTAACTTCAGAAATTTTGGCAGCTTGAGTCGCCTCAATTGCATCCAGTTTTTCGATGATTTCTTTGGACATGGTATTAACCTTTAAGTCGTTTTGAGAGAATTTGCATCAATTCACGTTGCTCAAGAGCCGCGAGAATTTCTGCGTTCGTGGTCGCTTCCGCATCAGCATCACGCTCAGGCGGGGCGTTTTCAATAGACGCCGGGGCATTACGCTTTTCCAGCACTTTCTTGAATACAGACACGGCAGCGACCGCATCTTTTTTGGGTAACCCTGCATCACGCAAAGCCTTTTCCAAAACTTTTAAATTTGCATTGCCATCAGGATGGAAATATTCCAAATGAGACACTTCAGCAACTGGATTATTTGGATACATAACAACACTGACTTCGCGCAAGCCACCTTTAGTGATTTGGAAATATCCATCATCATATGGATTATCAGAGCCAACAGTCATTGGCGATCCATCCTCTTTAACCCATTGATATTCTTCAGCATAAGCACCAACAGAAACACCACCAAACATGGTTGGACTTTCCTTCATGATGGTGTATGTGTCTTTGCCAACAGAAGTATTTGTGTAAATACGTCCAGCAGCAGTCATGCCTGTGTCGGTAAATTCAAATGATGTCCATTCACCAATAGGCATGGAATCAGCATTGTGATTTAGAAACATTGGAAGGGGTTTTCCAGCTTTGGAAAATTCACCAGCCCATTGCATAAAACCTTCTGGCTGATAATTGAATTTGCGACCATCAGCGCCTTCTCTTGCGCCCCATGATGTAACAGTCGCCTCAATTGCACCAGAATTAAGGTTTGATTTTTCTAGACTTAGTATCGCTTCGCATACCATCAGGACTTTTTGAGTCATGGATTACCTCATTAATTTTGGTTCGATCAACATCTTGTATTATTTTTGGTGGTCTGCCGGGTTTGCGACTAACAATAGTATTTGGCTTATATATTGCAAGTGATGCTACCACTATTTCGAAAAAAGACAATTTATTTGCCCAGATTCATTTTATTACGCTGCTGACCACCGCCACCACCAGTATCTTGCGGGGATGTACCCGGCAATGGAGCAGTTTTTCCACTAATCAATTCATCAGCATTGTCTATATTTTTCATACCCATATATTCACGGGCTTCATTGGGTGTCATTATGCCTGATCCCACGCCAGCAACTACAAAATTCATTTGTGACAACGGATCACCTTTTAGAAAGTTGCGAGTATCAAATTCAATTGACAATGATGGGTATCCGGGAAACAAATGCTGTTTTAGCTTTTGCTGGATATTCACAATCAATGGATACATGGCAGATTTATAAAACTCATCCATTACTGTTTGAGTATTATTGTATTTCTGATCTGCAATTCCAATCATTGCTGGAGGAACGCCAAACAAACCGCAAATACGTTTCATGGTTTGATGCTTTAACTCTTTTGCGTCAGCATCTTGCAAGTTAAGCATATTCAAAGGTGTGTACTTCATGCCTTGGTCAAGCAACATACCTTGACCGGGCTTGCTTGGATCACTTTGGCGGCTTCCAGTCATATTTGACCAAGCTTCTTTTAAGCGAGAAGCAATTTCTTTGTATTTGCCATCAGGAATAACTTGTTCAGTGACAAACATACCTGATGGTTTTGCGCCATTTTGCATAACGTAGTTGGCATACAAATCAATATCCTGATCCAGACCAACCAATTCAGCAGCAAGGATGCCTTTATTAAAAGATGCACTACCCTGCCAAGGCATATCCATCAAATGCATTACCTGATGGGCTGCAAGTGGCTCATCGCGGCTAAATCCATAAGACGGAGTTGACAAGCGATAGCTTGGGTAACGTGTTGCCGTGATTGTGGTGGCAATCAAGGTTGAATCAAACACATACATTTCCAAAGGTGTCTGAGTTGAACTCTCTTGATCTTTCCTGAACCACAACACAAACACTTCACCAGCAAGTTCGTGCCACATCAAATACTGATACCAAAACTCATAAGTTGATTGGAAGTTATTTGGCTGATTCAACAAATTAGCAACTTGGCGTGCTTTTGTTTTATCTCTGGCTCCAACATCTGGAGACTTAACCGCATCATGATATGCACCATCATCAGTTTGGCACATAACCTTTATTGGCAGTTGAGCAAGCGCCCGTGCTTTTGCTGCAACGCAAGACATAACAGTCGAATTGCGCGTCAACATCGACATATCAACTGGTCGACCAGCATTTGTTGCACTGCTGGTGGTTACATAGAGAATCTGGGTATTTGTCGGTTGTTTAGTGTTTGAAGCCTGATAAACAATATTATTTCCGAGCGCAGTTTGCCCAAAAAGACTATTGCTTTCATCAACCTTTTTGCTTTTAAATTTATCGAAAATGCCCATAAATTCTCCGTTTTACCATTCTAATGATCTGAAACCATGTGATTCACTGACGAATACATTATCTAGGTGACAGTGTAACGCCATTATCATAGAAATGATACCGTCAACTTTTGCAGATGGATCGGCTTCATTCTTTCTGACTTTCACATTTGAATTTACATCAACATACAATTCGCAATTGCCTAGCTGCCATCCAATAAATGGATTGCCATCATGCTTAATTGCTTTTTTTAATATTAACTGTTCGGCTGTTTTGGATGGGTTAGATAACACCGCCATACTTTGCCCAACCTTTTTAACAGGCAATCCATGTGAGAATAAGTTGGCAACTAATGCCGCAGCATTATAGGGATCGAACCCAATTTCTTTCACAGGAAAGGATTCGCATTGTTGCTTAACGTAATTCTCAATCTCATTTAGGTCGGTCACATTACCTTGTGTAAAGCGCAAAATACCAGATTCTTTGGCTTGATAGAAGATTGATTTGTAATGGTTGGGTATTAAATCAATTGAATCTTCTGGCAAGAAGAACATAAATGTGGCATAAAACCTGTCTTCTGCATATCTACGCAAAGTACAAATAGCATTCAAATCTCGACTATGGGCCAAGTCAAATGCAATAAAAATAGCTTCAGGTTCTTCTTTTGGCATTGGCTCAATAGATTCATCCCAGAACCTACGATCAACCCATGCTGAGTTTGCCGATACATAGATATTCAACTGCTTGCACAAGAATTCGTTCAAGCTGGCTGGTTTGGCTGATGCCTCTTCTGCCATATGCTTAATAGCTTCTGTGGTGACTGACACGCCCAACATTGGATTAGCCTTACCCCAGATGGCTGGATTACTCCACTCATCGCCGGGATCAATTCCATAAAGCAAACCAAACCATTTAAATGTGTCTTCCGCAGCGCCTCGCAAGGTGGCGCGAAAATGAGTCAAATCCTCAAAGAACTTGGTTTCACGGGTAAAGCTGGCGGTGGTCAAATAGATTCGTAAAGGGTTTTTGCGTGCGCCCATACCCGAATGCAGCACTTCAATAGAAGACCGTTCAGTAATCTGTGCGGCTTCGTCAATCAAGGCGCAGGAAGGGTTTTTGCCGTCACCTGTCTTTTTATTGTCGCGGCTCAATGCCCGGTAAGTCGATGTTGTATCACCAGCCTTTTTAAGCTCAGTACGCAGCACCACAAATTTACTTGCCAAACTGGGTTCCATTGCTTCCACAATAGCGCGAGATGAATCAAAACAAATTGATGCTTGTTCTCTGTTTGTCGCCAGTGTAAATACTTCAGCACCCGCATCGCCAAACATTAACTCGTAATTGGCAATAATGGACGCCAAAGTTGTCTTGCCAGATTTGCGAGGAACAAACAAAATAACGTCTGTTGTATAACGCTTTGAATGATCTTTCTTATCCCGAAACCCATATATTCCAGCAAGGAACAGAACTTGAAATGGAGCAAGTTCAATTGTTTTTCCAGCCTCTGAACCTTTAACGTGCCGACAAAATCGGACAAACTTTAAAACGTGTTCAGCCTTTGCAGGAACAAATTCATATGGCGCGTCTTTACGTTCAACCATATCAATAAATCGGTGACAGGCAAGCTTAATGTCCTCACAAGCCAGAATATCACCACGAATTACATCGGCAGCATATGTAAATGCCGGGTTAAGCAGTTGCGAATAACTCATCTACGGATGTTGGTTTTGCTGCTGCTTTTGCGCGAAATCGTGTGACCAATGAAAGCTCAGTCATTATCTTAATAACTTTATCCAAACACTCTGTTCTGATTTTGATCCACGGAGATGTGGCCTCACCAGAGTTGTACATATAAAGTGGGCCATTTTCCATAACCATCATATGGGCTTGGATTAATGATTCCATTGTCATGACCAACAGAGCCACCAGCAATTCATCACTGGCGCACAAAGGCCCACTTGAGTTTTCAATATCATTCCTGATAAGAGTTTCAAATACGGTTGGGTTCCATGTTTCAGGGTTTTTGATAACCCTAATGATGGATGGAGGGACAGTTTTTTTCATAGTAATTCCATTTCAATCTTGTATTAACAATATGTCTTGTAATCGTGGACAGTCAAGTCCTTCACTTCGTCAGCCGAATAATACCGAAAAATACCTTTTTGCTCAAGGGAAGTTTTTGTGCTGTGACAAGCCCCACAAAGAGATTGAAAAATATTTCTTGTAAATGCAAAGTTGCCAATCTTTTTCCATGGGAAAACGTGATCAACGTGTTCGGCTGAATTAATTTTACCAATGCTGAAACACGCTTGGCAAAGTGGGGCTATTGAAATTTGTCTACTTCTAATTGATCGCCATGACGCTGTGTTGTAAGTTCTATTGAAGTTTTTACGGTCATCAGAAACAACTGTTTTGGGTGCGTGAGCTTCACATAAAGCAGAGTGTTTTATGGTTGGTTGCTTGCATCCATATTCAGAGCATTGTGCTGGCGGCATTATTGGCATTATTTATTGTAAGGCATCAAGGCAAGGGGCTTACACCCTATCCCATACCCTATACCGCCCAAAATTGTC